GGTGGTTTCACAATGAATGAGCCGAGGAAGATTTTGTCCTCCAGGAGCTTGAGCGCGGTGTCGGAGGCGCCGGAGGTATCCGTGGGCGTAAGGAAGCGGGCATCGGCCTGGGTGTCCGGCGTGGCAATCACGGTCGGGCGGCCGTCTGCGGTGGTCTCCACGTTGCCTTCTCCGCCCTTCACAAAGAACACGGCGTGAGGGAGTACGCGGGCGGCCTGGCAGAGGTTACTGGCCTGAACGTCGTAGTCGTCGCAGAGGTGCTGCACGGGGGTCCAGCAGGCGCCGATGCGGTTGCGCTTGACTTTGACCGGGACACGGTTGTTGTAACCATGGTCCACGACGCTGACCAGCGTGTATCCTTCGTCGTAGCCGGCGTAAATGTCGTCGGGGTTCTTCTCGGGCTGAGAGCCATCGTTGCGGTAGCGGTATGCGCGCTTCCGATCCCACACATCGACCCACTTCACTGTCAGCATGGTCTCCGGGTCGTAGGACTGGTACTTGATGGCCTGGATCTCAGGCTCGCCGTCCTTATCGGAAGGGATGGTATCGCAGATGGTGTAGCCATCCAGGTACGAATAGACCTTCGTGTGAATCTTGACCTTGTCGTTGTTCTTGGTGAAGTAGAAGGCGATGGCCACGTTGCCGGTGCACTTCTCGCTGTCCACAGCGTTGAAGAAGTCCACGTTCATGTTGCGGTTGCGCCAGAGCTGCTTGAAGGCAACGAGCCAGTCTTTCTCGCGCTTCTTGGGGGCCACGTCGGAGTTGACGAGCACAATGTCGTTACCGGTCAGGTGGATTACCTGCTGGGTCTTGATAACGTACTGGAACGGGACCGGGACGCGGGCCACCTCGCGCTCTACCCAGTGCTTGACCTTGCGGCCGTCGGGCAGCTCTTCCTGCACCTGGATAAAGTCGTTTTTGTAGATTTTCGGGTCAAGGATACGGTGCCCCTGGGGATAGAGCTCGCGAAGGAACTCGGACTGGGGAATCCACGCATATTTTGCGTCGAAACCAGAGAGGTCGGGTGCGGGCCCTCCGGTGTCGAGTATCTGCGGGATTGTGCCCAGCGGTGTGATGCGCCGGAAGGCCGACGCCATCAGAATGTCTTTGAGTTTGAAAGTGTAAGCCATGGCTGTATAGGTTTATGAATAATACATCAATGATTCGATACCCTGGAACCCACCGACGCGCCGCATGATGCGGAGCACTTCGTGCATCATCAGCATATCCATTTCATCCGGGGAGCGCTTGCCACCGAGAAGTTGGCGCATCTCTGGCTTCGAGATAAACTGCTCCTTCGGGGCATTGGCCACGCGGATGAGGACCTTGCGCTGCTCAATGAGGTGTTCCATGAGCGTGCGGCCATCCGGGAGCTTCGTTTCGGCCGCCTCCGGGCTGACGCTGCGCTTTCCTTCGCGGATGCCGCGGATGAGGGCGTCAAAGCATTGCGCGCGTATGTTGCGATATATCTTAGGGTCTTCGGCAGCTGCGTTGCCGGCGAAAGCGATGGCGCCGCCCTGGTCCGAATGGAACGGCTGACGGAGGAACTGGCCGACGCCGGAAGAGTCGAAGACGAAGTTGCGCTCCGTGATACCCTCGCGCTGCAAGATACTCCTCGAGAGGGCCGTAATATCGTCGGAGCCTACGCCCTTATAGACCTCCACCTTCTCCAGGTTGTCGCCATCGAAGATACCGAAGGTACAATCGTCGGTGATGAGTGCCACATCCAGGATGAGCGACTTGCGGCCGGTCCTGGCGAGGGGGTTTGTAAACAGCTTATAGAAGTCCTCGGCGGAAATGTCAGCGTTGCCATTGTCTATTCCACCCCACTTGCCCTGCATATCCATGATGGCCTTCACGCCGCCCTGCTGGGCCAGACGGCCATAGTAGTTGGGGTCGTTCTTGATGAAGAGCTTGTTATCCTCATAGCGGCCCTCGATGAAGCAGAACGAGGTGATGAGGTTCCGCCAGTCAAGGCCGGCATTCTGGAGATTGCTGTTATAGACCTTGTTAATCTCGTCCTTAGCCTTCTCGTAAACCTCTTCCTTGCTATCGCCCCAGTACACCTCCTCCACGGTGTCTCCGTACTTGTAGAAGTACCGCTTGCGGCCGTCGCGGTCCGGGCGAATCTCGCCAGTCTCTTCGTTGATGTACCACTTGATAAGCTTGTAGAGCCAGTGTGATTTCTCCTGGGGGTTGCAGGTGCCGATGAAGGTGTTCTTGATGCCCAGGGAGTTACGGTTGGAGGCCAGGAGGGTAAAGAATGTGGAGAGCTGGATCTGCGGGAGCTCGTCTATGAGCATGAACGGTATCTGCAATCCACGGAAGCGGCGGTCCGTCTCGGACTCATTCTGGAGCTGGTCATAGCGGAAATAGGCCCCGTTCTGGAATTTCCACTCGTAGGCCGACTCTTTCGGCGTGGCGAATCCCGGATAGAACTGCATGGATTCATGCCAGAGACCATCCTTAATATCGTCGAGCTCCTTACGGAATCCGATGCCCGTAAAGCCCTTGTATTTCACGTCACGGAGCGGAAGAAGCGTGATGATGAAAGTTTTTCCGGCCCCTCGCCGGCCGCCGATCACGAGCACGTCGGCATCGCAGCACGCCACCTGCTCCTGGAAACCGAGCTGGGGGATGTAGTGTTGGACGGGGCTGCCGGGCGGCAGATTGAAGTTGTATTCGCGAATCGCGTTGGCTGTCTCGTATGAGACAACCTTCATTCCATAAGAGGCAAAAACGGGGTCGTATGCGATATTGATTGCGCTCATTTACGGCAAAGTTACGATTTTTATTTCAATAAGTTACAAAATTCACTTGAAGTTTTTGTTTAGATAAAGAATTATTCTTAACTTTGCATCGTATGGACGATTCAAAAGATAAAATTTTGTATTGTCCCCGCTGTGGGAAGAGGCTCCCCGTCGAGGTTGTGAGCCAGACCGGAAAGACTATTTTGAAAGTGTACTGCAAGCGTTGTCACAGCGAAAGCTTGATTGAGTTGAAGTGATAACCGCTTGACTGATTGAGCCTTTAGCGCCGTTACGGGATTCATCAACCCGCAGCGGCGCTTTTGCATAACCGTGGGTGAAAAACACCCCAACCAATAACCATTATGACAGAAAAAATCTATCAAAAACTGCTCGAAAAGCTTGGAAAAACCTCGCTGTCAGAGCGAACGGTGAAGACCTATGCCGCGCAACTTGCCAAAACGGTCACGAAAGACGAGGAGCTTACCGATGAAATCATCGCGAACGCCGTAGAGATGCTGAAAGCCCTGGGCGGACAGTATGACCACGACCTCGCTGAGGCCATCAAGAAGAATCCCCCGAAACCCGAACCGCCTAAGCCGGAGCCGCCTAAGCCCGAACCGCCGAAGCCGGATGAACCCTTCAAGGAGTACGAAAAACGTATTGCCGACCTGGAGAAGAAGTCCCGCGAACAAGAGGAACGGTACGAAAGAGAAATCAAGGCTGTAAAGCTCAAGGATCTCTCCGACGCCGTGAAGAAGCAGCTTCAATCCTCTGGCTGCACAAACAGTCTCGTCCTTGAACTCGCTTTTGCCAAGAGCACGATCGACATTGAGAAGAGCCTTGACGACAACGTGAAGTCCGTGAGAGACCTCTACGACTCTCTTTTCAAAGAGAACCTGGAATCAGGTATGATTCCCCGGTCTGCGGAAATCCGCGTCGCCACCATCTCGCCGGAAGATCGCGAGAAGAAGGCAAAGGAGGACATGGAGAGGCTGAAAGACAGAATGTCTAACTAAAACTTTTTGAGCAATGTACCACGAACATTCCAACAACGCTTACTCGAGTCGTAGTATGCAGGTAGGTGGCGCAACTCCGTTCATCATCGACCCCGAACTTCTGAACATGCGCCAGATCGGCGGCATCGTGAAGAACAACCTGGCCGATGGTGAAAAGGTTTCTGCCGGCACCACCTTCCACTTCGACGCTGCTAAGCACGAGGTGAAATTCCTCAAAGTGTGGGAGGTTAAGTCTGTCAGCTCCGACGCTTCTTCTGGCGATACCACTATCGTCATTAAGAAGACCTTCCAGACCCCGGTCCTCAAGGCCAATACCGTGATCATGGTCGCTCCTTCTTCCCTCGCCGGAACTGGAAAGGCCGTGGTTGCCGGTACTGTCACCGAGACCGCCGACACCTACACCATCACCGTCGATACCGCTTCCATCGACGAGGTGAAGGCTGCCGATCTTCTCGTCGAGGCCGCTGAGGCCGGTAACGCCAAGGGTATGTACTGCCAGCCCAACAACATCCTTCACCGCGACTTCATCGCTGGCAACCAGCAGAACCTCGGTGACGCCGTGTGGGGCTTCTTCCATGCCTACATTAACACCATCAACCCCATCCCTGCCTGCGTGCTTGCCAACCTCAACGATGGCATCGTGCCGGTCTGGGAGTATTTCGCAGAAAAAGACTAAGGAGGACTGAATTATGGCACAACTTATTTCAGGAACTTACGACAGCGCCTTCTATCAGCTGATTCAGGGTGCACTTGCTGCGAGGGGTTATGCTACCATCGCCGACTTCC